CACTACCGCCGCGACCCCTGTAAAAGAGGTATAAAATCCGCTTTTACCCTAAGCCCGCGCCCTACGCGGGCTTTTTTGTTAGTCGCCGACTTTGCTCAAGTGGTTATCCACCCACTCTCGCCATGCCGCATTCTGATTTTCAAGTTCGGCAACATAGCCGCCAAACTCAGCGGCATGCTCAAGCAGCGTTGCCGTCTTGCCATCTTTCGGAGGATTCGGGCGCACCGGCGCGACCATCAACGCGGCGGGCGGTGTCGGCATGACTGCCTTTTCGACAACTTTAATTTCCGTAGCCGAGGGCGCGGTTGTAGAGCCGCAGCCCGTGATGGCCAAAACCGTCAATACAACCACCGCCTGCTTTTTGACTGTCTTGAGTAAGCGCATGTGATATTTCCTTTTTGTTTTCCGTTTTTAGACGACTGACTTCCGCCTGTTTTTGTGCCAAAGCCACGCCGACGGCGTGCGCCTTGGCTTCAGATTGTTTTGCTTCCGCGCGGGCTTGCTCCAGCTTGCGGGCGTAGTTTTGAGCCGACAGACGCAAGGCCTCCGCCTTGTCTTTTTCCATCTTGTCGATGACGGCCTGCTGTTTTTGGTATGCCGTCTTGTAGCCTTGCTGATACGATGCCGCCAAAAACAGCACCAAGATGGCAGCCAAGCCACTCAGCACCCATTTATTCGTCAACAGTTTGAGCGTCATTCTCGACCTCCTGTCGCTTCACGCTTACCAAAGAGCGTGCCACGGCATAGCCGCCAACGATGCCCAGATACACCGCCCAAATTTCCGCTGATGGATCTGGTAATGTGACGAATTTAAACGTACCCGCCGCACAGGCGACGTTTGCCCACAGTTTCGAGTGCGACACATTACCTGTCGCAGGGTTTTTGAAAATATCGAAAATCCGCATATTTATTTCACACTCCCGTTTTGCAGATGCCGTTTCAGCATTTCCCGATAATTGGCTAATTCATGTTCCGCAAATTCAAACGCAGGCAAGTCCGCCCGTTCGCTTGCCTCACGGCTTTTGCGCAACCATTGCTCAATCATCTTTTCGTAAAACGCAACCTGTCCCATAACTAACGACGATTCTTGCGTTTACGCGCCGCCCGTTTCGCGGCTGCCACGCCTGATTTACCCAAGCGCAGGCTCGGATGTTGTTTTAGATTACCCACGCGGGTAGGCTTAAATTCAAATTCAGGCACCTACGATTCCAATACCGCCAAAGCCAAAGCAAGCAAAGATTTTTTCATGCCTCGCTCCTGCTCATTGCCGCACCGCCCAATGGCAGGTTGTAACGCTCAGGAGCGGGGTCAAGAGGCGCACCGCCGACAGACGGCCATACATACGCAGCCACTCGGGATTCCGGAAATGCCGCGATGCTGACGCGGTTGCCTTGGTTGCCGCCCAAAACCAGCAGATTACCTGCCTTGTCCTTACCGACCACAAAACCGACATGGCCGCCGCCTTGGCGCGTAAATACCACCAGACAGCCGTAAGCAGGCTTTGACAGGCGTTTACCGGCAAAGGCATATTCTTTGGCGCGCATCCAATCCTTCGGGATGTCTCGATTGCCGATTCGCAGGCAATGAGCGACGAACACGCCGCACCACGGCGTCTCATCGTCTTTCCACCAAGCTTTCAGCCCGTGCAGCCAGTTTAAAATCGTTGGGTTGTGGTTTTTACCGGGGATTTCTGTCAGACCGATATACTTTCGCGCTTCAGCCACCCAAGGGAGTTCTTTTTGTTGAGCCATAAATACCTCAAATGGATAATTTAAAAACAAAGGATAGTTTGAAAACCCCATTAAACCTTTTCAGACGACCGCCAAGCCCCGTCAGGCTTGCATTCAGCGGAATAAAGGCAAAAAAATCCCCGCCCGAAGGCAGGGTAAAAGGTCCACTCTCAACACAAGCACAACAAAAACTAAGCCGCAAACAAATCCGCCTGCGCCCTTGCTGCCGCTTCGCGGTCAGCCTCTTTCAAAATGTATCGGATATTCCGCGTCGACAACTTATGCGCCAACACCAGCTCGCGCACAATAAACAAATCGCTCAAACCCTCCGCGCTCATCGCATCATATTGGCGGCGGATAAATCGGTTGCGCAGCTCGCGCATCGCGTCCCAGCAACGAGGAATGGCTAAGAAAGGCTGCCCGACATAGGCACGCTCCAACCGCCCCGCAGCCTCCTCGCCGATGTCCTCGACCAGTTGCGCGTGTAAGATGCGGCTCTGGCGCGTATTGCGGCGGCGGTTGGAAATCGGGTAATTCGTCCCGCCCCAAACCTTAACCATGTGAAACGCCGCCTCCAGCCCGATGACCGTAATCAGCGCCACCACACTGTGCGGCAGCAGATGTTTAACATCAGCAAAATCCTGCTCCGTCATCTCCCAATTTAAGCTCATCCCGTTTTCTCCTTTTTCTTGCGGTTCGCACTAATCTGCAACGCCGCCACCAGCTTGTGCATATTGCCGTCAGACAACCATTCCACGCGGTCAACCTTAAACATCTTTTTCGCCGTACCGTGCGCATAATTCCAAGTCCAGCCGTTATCCAGCAGCAGGGCTTCGATTTTGCGCATCATCGGATCGGCAGAATCGCGGCGGTTCGGTCGTTGTCCCGCCGTCTTTTTCGGCGTAAACCCATGTTGGCGCAAATCCTCGACCACGCGCTCCAGCTCGGGGATACTGCACTCGGTACACGACCGCTTGCCCGTCACACGCTCCAAGACCGCGCGATACGTCGCATCATCCAAACCAAGCTCTTTTTGAGCGATTTTAATTTTCGCAATCAACGCACGGCGCATTTCAAACCCCTAAAACACAATATATTGATTAATTGCAGCATATTATACAGATAAAATACTATATGTTGTAGTAAGGTGCTGTTTTTTTTGCGAAACGGACAGACATGAAAAAGCCCCCATTTGGGGGCTTTTGTTATAAAAATTTAATTACTACCGCCATCGTTGCGGCGACGGCTGATATCAATCCAGTAGCAATCATAATTGGATACCACCGAGCCTCTTGGGCTATTTTTACCGATTCCGCATTTATCTTATGCGCATCTGCGATGATTTTTGCGATTTCAGCGTCCACTTTTCTGAGTTCGGCCTGCTTCATTTCATTATCCAATAAATCTTTCATTTTTAAATCCTTTTGGTTTTTCGGGCTTGCTTTGTGCTTCCCGATGGGTTCTATTATACGCGATATTTTCGCATAATCAAGAATTATTTGAGCGTGTCTTGCAGCATGACCCACTTGCGGTGCGGCATCCCTGAGTGATCTTTGGCATCAACCGGAGCAACCCAGTTTTGCACAGTGCGCAACGCCGTGCCAGTCCGTCGTCCGACTTCGGCAAGGGTCAGCCCGTATGTGTCCATCACAAATCTTAAATTTGCAGGGGTGTAGCCTGCTTCGGGATATTTCATTCGGCCTCCTATTTTGTTTTGCAGCCCATCGCCATTGCCTCGGCAAAAACCGACAATTTGATTTTGTATTCCAATACATCCGCCCCTTTTTTAGGGGCGGTCAGTATAGGCTCAGTTCCGCCGGCAATCTGCGCGGCGATACTGTCTATCTCTCTCTGCCTGAGCCGTATCAGGGCCAACAGATTTTCCGCCACCTCATCAGGCATGGCTCCTTCGCCACTTTCCCATCGGTGCCAAGCCCGCTCTGACACCCCATCAGGACGTACAGATGTACAGGCAACCGTTTTGGCTGCCTCCAAAACGGTTAAAAACAAAAGACGACGGTATGCCTCAATGACAGTGTGGTGCATAGATTAACTCCTCCTTAGGAGCCATTATATCCGCCGCGACCGATGGCGCGCCATCGGTTTATCTCGTCCGCGTACCAAATCATCAACCGTCTGCGCTCGTCTAACAGCATTGCCTTGTTATAAACGCCGCGTACACCGCTAATGATATGGGCCAACTGCAATTCAATGGCATCAACTGACCATAGCCCGCTTTCGTGGGCGTGCGTGCTAAAAACTTTGCGGAATCCATGTATCGTCATCTTGTCCCGCCATCCGGCCTGCGTGATAACGTGCAAGGGTCGGTGTCCGCCGATGCCGCCGAATAAAAGGTCTCCGGCAATTCCGCGCCGTGTTCGCTCAACCAGCCAAGCAGACAACAAATCCACAACTTGAGGCGCGAGTGGGACGACATGTGGCCGCCTCATTTTCATCCGCGCTGCAGGGATCGTCCATGTTGCCGTCGCAAAATCAAATTCAGGCAACGCTGCATTAACCGCCTCGCCGCGCCGAACAGCGGTATAGACAATGAGCCAAAAGGCAGTCAGCGCGGCGGCATCGATATTGGTATGGGTATCCACCGCCGCCAAAAATTCGGGCATATCCTGCGGTGGGATAAAGCTAAAGCCCTTGTAAGTATAGGGTTTTAGCGCAATGCCCAGCCCTTCGGCAGGATTGTAGCGGCACCAGCCCTGCACCTTGGCATATCGGTACACCCCTGATACCACTTGCAACAGCCGCCGTGCCTGCGACGGCGCATCTTGCTCGTAGGTTTGGATGCAGCGGATGATTTGCATGGGTGTGATGCGGTGGATACGCTGCTGCCCGATAAACGGATACACATACCGCTCCATTCGGTAGCGGGTGTATTTTTGCATTTCCGGACAGCACTTGGCGAGGCTGACAGACAGGTATTCCTCAGCTGCCGTCTGAAAACGGGGCGGCCGGGACAGCCAATTACTAAACCAGCTCATGGTTGCTCCTTAAGGAGGGGCGGGTCTGCTGTAGGCTCCCCGCCGGTTGGATGGTTTATTGTTCGCGCCAAGCCTGCAGGGCGGCACGGTACTCATCGATGGCTGCTTTTTGCTCATCGGTCATACTGTGTTTGGTGTCGTCCACATAGTAATTGTAGCTGCCTGGCCGGCCGTAGATTTTGCCGTTCCACGGTTTGCCGCCTTCGCGGCTGCTTTTGGCATAATCCGCGCCGTGCCGCTCTTTCAAAAAGTCAAAGCAGCCGTTGTATTGGGGTTTTGAGGCTTCTTTTTCAGCGATTTTTTGCCATTGGTGGCGCAGCATCGCCATATCCAGCACATTGCTGGCCGGCTGCTCCAAACGGTAGCCGAGCGGGGCGATTTCTTGGATGATGGCTTCGGCTTTTTCCATCAGTTCGCTTTCAGACTTAGCTTCAAAAGTTTTTTGCCATGCCTTGGGCGGCTCTTTCGTAGCCAACACTCCGGCCAATCCTTCTTTTTCGTCGTGGGTAAAGCAAAAACCTAATGCTTTCAGGGATTCTTTATTTGCCAAGGTTCTGCCGTGTACCACCACGGAAAACAACGGCACCGAGCCCATGCGGTATTTGATAACGGCAACCTGTTCGGCTGCCTCATCGGCGGCTGCTTGCTGTTTTTTGTAGCATTCGGGGCAAACCATGTTTTGCTCGTACCAAGCCAGTTTGCGTTCGCGGTCGGCACTTTTGCCGAAAAGAGATACGCTTCCAGTACCATGACCGCAAGCGTAGGAGTAAGAGTATTTAGCCATTTTGATTCATCCTTTTAGGTTGTTCAGGCTTGCTTTGTGCTTCCTGATGAGTTGTATTATACGCGATATTTTCGCGTAGTCAACAATATTTTCAAAATTATTTCCGGTAAAACAAAAAGGCCGTCTGAAACAGGTTTTAAACCCTATTTCAGACGGCCTTTAATCCAGCTTTAAAAGTTCCACCCCTTAATCATTTCGGGTTGTTCCCCGCCGTGGGTCAGTTTGCTTTACTCAGCCTTTTTTTGGTCTCAAACTCAACCACATCTATCAATTCTTTGATGTTATAAGCCATCATATACGCCATCGTCAGTTCACTTTGCGGCTCCAAATCGCCGTCATAACTGATGGTCACGCCTTTCAAGCCGTTTTCTGTCATCTTGTCTTCTATTGTAATAACAATTTTCGCCATCACATCAACTCCTGATTATGTGGTTCAACGCTAAAAAACTCCTTACCCTGAACAATCTTAATACCCGGCACAGGGTTGTCGGCGAAAAACTCAGGTTCGTTCAATACAGCATCTTTATTGACTTCTTTCTTCACGCGGATAAAGCGTTCCAAGTCCGGCTTGGACTCCAATAAAGCCAGCACCGCATCAACACCGCTGACACTGTATTTTGGCGGGTTGTTTCGCCAACGGATGATGCCGGTGGTCAGGTCGGCAAATTTGACCTTGCCGCCATCGGTCAGCGCATCACGGTTTGCTTCGCTCCATGCCTGTACGCCTGCATGGATGGCATTGATTTCCGCCATCAGGGGCGCAACACGCTCGTCTGCCTGTTTTTGCAGCTCGGCCACATTATCATTGTGGTCGGCTTGGATACGCTCGATTTCACGCTGTAAATCACCCATGCGCTTGATTTGTACCGACGCGTCCTCGCGGTCTTGGATGCCCACAGTCAGGGCTTCAGTTTTGGTTTTTTTAGCTTTAGCCATTTTCTTTTTCCTTTCTTAATTTACTTTTCGTTCCGCATCTCTCAACTGTCTTGCCAGTTGCAATACTTTTAAATTAGTGACAGCAGCCTTGATAAATCCTTCCGTATCTCGGGCGGCATCACTGCATACGCTGTCTAAAAATTCCGTTGTCAACGCAGCCATCAGGTCGGGAGCTTGATACTCACCGTTTATCTTGATTTCGGGCAACTCGACGCGACACTTCCCATTTTCCGAAACAATTTTAAAAACATACTCTTTCATTTCACTTACCTTTCTTATTTAAAACTTCTCTCACTTTCGCCATTTTCAGACGACCTTTTTCTTTGTCCGGCGCGGGCTTTGCCAGCATCGCCCTTGGTACCAACCGTGGCGGTAGGTTGCGGAGCAGTTCGGCGGGTTGCGGCCATGTTTCCGACTGCTGCAACACCTTAAATCCTGTCTGAATCCGTATCGGGTCACACTCCGGAGAGACGATTTCCTTGGTTTCCATCAGTTTCCGATACCAAATTTCCGCGACTACCGGCAGGTCTTGCGCTGCGGGGCGGTTGGGCAGATTGAGTGCGGCGAGCAATGCAAATCCTGCCGCGATTTCCTGTTTTGCCCAATCTTCGCCGGCCCATTCGCCCAAGGCTGCCACACCTTGCCGCAGCTTGGACGGCGCGCTGCCTTCGCCCACTCTCCCTGTTGGAGAGGACTGGGGAGAGGGCAGCCCCGGACCCTGCCACTGGCTGACAATCTCCAGCAAATAACCATGCGACTTTAAGGGCAGTTTCAGACGACCTTGGTCGCGGGCGT